GCCATCTCAGTAATACGGGAATACATTGAGATTTTCTACAATCGTCAGCGTCGTCACTCTCGTCTGGGGAATATCTCCCCGGCAGCCTTCAGGGAAAAATATCATCAGATGGCTGCTTAAAAAAAGAACAAATGGTAGTGTCCGCTATTGCCAGTACACCTCACCTTTTACTCAGAAGAGGTTATAGGCACAGAGAGGACATTTGAACTTTGCCCTACGACGGACATCTGAACTTAGCCTTGACACATAAAAAAGCCCGCAGGGCGGGCTTGATGCTATGGCATTGTTCTTGCGAGTCGAAACCAATACTGTGCCATCGTTTCGTCTTGCTCGACTCCCCACCCATGCTTATACATCTCACCAAGAGATGCCTGAGCCCCTGCATGATCTTGCTCAGCAGCCCGAATAAACCAATGGAAAGCCTGCCTGTCACTTTGCTCAACGCCCATACCGAGATGATACATCCAGCCAAGTTTAAATTGCGCACTACTATAGCCTTGCTTCGCGGCACAGAGAAACCATTCAACTGCAAGCCCATCATTTCTTAAATAAGAGAAAGCATACAGCCTTCCTAGATGAAACTGAGCCTCTGCATGACCTTGCAGAGCGGCCTTCTGATACCATTCAGACGCTTTTTGGACATGTTTATATCCACCTAACCCCAAATGATATACCCACCCAAGATTAAACTGGGCATCATCATGGCCTTGCTCCGCTGCAAGCTGAAACCAGTATATAGCCAGCTTATAATCCTGATGAACACCCAGCCCGCATGAGAATATCTTCCCCAAATAAAATCTAGCCTGACTATCTCCAGCAGTAGCCTGTGGTAACCAATGCTCAACAGAGAATGATTCCATAAAGGTCACCCCTTAATAGTGATCTGAATGTCATCCTCATTGACGCCAAAATGAAGTGCTAGACCAGCCTTAGCTTCTTTCAGGCTTAAAGGTCTATCGCTGACATCAACTTCTTCATACTCATCGTATTCGTCACCACTAGTCTGTTTTATTCCAGATACAATATGACCAACAGGTTTAAAATCGAGAGTATCAAGATCTATCCCCATATCCTCAAGGTTTCGGTAAGAAACCGGATTCCGGTTTCCATCCCATTGGTCAGGGATATCAATCTCAGCATAAGAATCAATGTTGATTATCCAACGCTTCTTGGGATGGTCTGGAATCCTGCTAATCCCAGAAATACGGCCAATCATAAAAGCATGGTGATGCTTTGCCTCCTGGGTTCCCCAATCAATCTTCGAGTTCTGAACGCAAACAACATACGAACATTTTCCTGCATGGGTTGCATTGAGTCTCCAGGCTTTGCTTCCACCTGTTTTTAAAATCTCAGTAATTCCACGAGCAGTAAGAACAGTAACACACCTAGTACCTGGCATTTGAACCACCTATAACATATTGAAAATCTAGTTTTAGATAATTTACGCTTTAATTAATATCAGTATATCACGGAGATATCAAGTAAAAACACAAATGCCAATCAATTTTCTACATCAAGTACTACTGAAAGTGCTATTTATAAAGAAGGTTTTGTCATGCTTAATGGATTCTGATGGGTTATGCCATACGGAGATAAAGGATGATCTATACATGGATAGTTATTGCAGAATGGTATTTACCATAACGTCCCATTACGCGCACCGCCCAGACTGACTCAGCGCGTTTCTGGCATATCCCCGGTAAAACAAGTAACCCCCCCCCCCGAAAATGAACACCAGAAACGCGACTTAAGAATCTACCCTATGAATGGATATGCACTCAACCGAATCGATCTTGGTTTCAATCTATTTTATCGGGATCAGGCTTCTTTTTAGGTAACTTCGGGGGCTTAACTTGCTGATGACTTTGCGTTCGGCGCGTAAGCCAGGGATGGTCAGCTTTAGGTTTAACATAGTATTTTGAGCGTAAATCAATACGGGCATTATCCACTCGTTCATGGACACTCTTTTCATCATCCAGTGGTATAGGCTCCGGGCCATCAACATACTTTTCCCAGCCCAGCGCTTTCCCGTCATACAGAACGTTAATTTCACCGTCAAAGTTCTCGCATACAGTAACAACCGAATGCCTAAGTCGATATCCCCGGCCCTCACTGCGTACCTGAAACGCACTGCTTTTGTACTGGAAAGTGAGATTTTTAGACAGAACGCGCTTCGCCTGTAGGCTGAAGATATAACCCAGTTCCTCTTCAGAATGGTGCACATCAAGATGAGCATTATCAGTAGTACGAGGCGACGTAGCGAACCGGTTGTTATAGGCTTCAATAAAGGTCGGCAACCATGCATTTGCTGTTTCAATATCACTGATATTCTGAAGCCGCATTTCTTTGACCAGCCTGTCCTGTAGTGTCTGATTGGCGCGCTCTACCCGCCCTTTTGCCTGCGGGCTGTTGGCATGGATTGGCTCGATGCCCAGTGTCTTTATCGCACGAGTGAACTGGGTCAGCTCACCTTCCCGCTCTGGGTTATTTACCCTGAATATACTGTGTCTATCAGAGTAGAGAGCGAGCGGTACGCCATGATCATCAAGGTAACCCCGGAGGGTTTCCATGTAAGCCCGGGTTGTTTCAGCAGGCACAAAACGCAACGCCATCAACGCACTGGTGGCATCATCAATGAAAACGATCAGTGTACATCTGGGGCCTCGATTTTCAAACCAGTCATGAGGTGAGCCATCAATCTGGATCAGTTCACCGTAAGATGGTCGTCGCATGCGGCGTTGATATATACGGGCAATTTTACGACGGCGTTCACGCCATAACCCCTCTTCTATCATCCACTTTCTGAGAGTTTCAACGGATAAAGATAAACCGTGTATCTCGCGCAATTTTTCGCACGCAAACGTAGGTCCAAAATCAGCGTAACGGCCTTTGAGGAGTGAAATTACTGTTGCTCTGAATTCAGTAGAAAAGGAATTATTAGGACGCTTTCCACGTCGGTGGGAAACCAGACCAGAAGGCCCTTCATTTCTATACCGTTGCACCAGACGTTTAACCTGCCGAATAGAAATGCCAATGCGTGCCGCAGCTTGTTCCTGAGTAATATGTCGATTAATTGACTCCTGAATAATCTGAAGTCGGTGGAGTTCCTTATGACTCATCGTAACAGTCTCTTTGATCATGAAAAATCCCCCAGAGAATTGTCTGGGGACATTTTAGAATGGTTCAAAGGGGACATTACAGCTTGGTGTTAACAATAGCCTGCTTCTCCTTGCCTTTCGGCACGTAAGAGGCTAACCTACATGTGTTCAGCATGGATTGAGCCTCAGATTAATGTTAAGCGTCTTGCAGGACGCGTAATGTTAACTGGGGCTTTTCTCTATCTGCCGTTGGTGTTCATGCCCGAGGCAGATAGCCTCAAGCACCCGCTGCAATTCTACTTAACTATCCTTTTCCCGCAAACCGTTTTTATCCCCAGCGGCAAATCGAATACACCACCAGCGCCACCGCCATCGCAATTCCTACCGTTGTGAATGCTTCAGGCCAGGTCATTGATTCACCTCCTGCGGCGGTTCTGGTAGCGACATCCAGTGGGTTGCTTGCCTAAGATCATTACCCGGACTAACTGCTATACCTCCGCGCCGGAACGTGCCTCCGAGATAGCGTGCGGAATATATTAATGGCCCAGCCTCGCTATCGATATTCATCGAAATAAGCACGTTCTGGCTCTTTTCAGGCATTCGCTCAGTACAGCTTATCCAGCCATCCAGAGTTATCGGAGATCTGGTTGACGTTTCCGAGATTTCCCGAAAATTGTTGGTTGACGAATTCTTATTTTCCCGAAAGTTTCCGGCCTGAAGCATGGCGACGCGGCAGGCGTTCCAGCCATCAGCATATGTTTTAGTTACACCGTCGAGATGGCAGGTAAGCAAATCCATTTCATCAGGCACTACCATTGCTATCGGCTCTGCTTCCAGTGATGCCAGCGCGATACGAAACACATTAGCCAGCAGGCTGTCTGAAGACTTGTTATCGTGCGCCGAGTCGCTCAGGAAGCCTGTGATGTATGATTTAATCTCCGCGCGTTCTCTGGTAATAGTGCTCATATCAGTTTTCCTTATACGGATTAATTTTATTGTGCAGTGCGCTGAATGATTCCCATGTCACATCGGTATATAGCTCAATAACTGGTTCAAATGTCCTTCCAATTATCCAGACCAGTAATAGCGGGGATATCGGTATCATCAACACTATAAACAGAATGAAAAACAGAAACTCTGTTGTTCTGCTCTTTCGTGGGTAATTTTTTTCTAAATAATGTTTCATTTCTTACCGCCCTTTCGGGCGGCCTCCTGATGTTCTGAGGGTGCAGGAATCCCTCCGGTTAAGGATTTAATAAAAATCGTTTCTGATTTAAATCTTCAGTATTTAGTTGTTAGTTGGTTTATCGCCTTTATGCTTCAGCCTTATTTCGCAACCAGACACAAACCGGGCCATCTTCCGTATCATGAATGGAACCAATAAACCAGCCATCGCCCTCTGGTCGTTCCGGTTCCCATGCAGAAATATCAGCATCACACGCATCAAGGTCAGCACATCCTTCATCTCTGAAGCAGAGGACGTATTGAAGATTATTTTCCTCCATCCAGGCGTTAAACTCTTCCGTTGAAATATATTCCCGACCATCACAGAATTTTTCATATTCAGGATGTGTCCAGTAGCCATATCCGTCACGAACTACCGGCATTTCTTTAATTTCACTCACTGTTAACCTCCTGCAACGCTACACGATACGCCTTCTTTATCCACGCCTTACTGCCATATAATTTCGTCTTCATAATAAACACACCTGCACGACTCGCCGATATCCCCGGACAGGTTAACAGCACAGCATCCACCACACGGTTATGCTTCCGAAACTCCATTACAGTACTGCTGATAACCACCTGCCCCACCGGGCCGTAATCCTGATACAGGATTTTCACGCAGACACCCTCCTGTCGAAATAAACGTAGTTATTCACTATGCGCAGCGGCATGCCTAATTTTCTGGCAATTTCCCTTCTTTGCATGCCTCTCTGATGCAGTTGCCGCGCCAGCTCAATATCACGCTGAGAATATTTTGCCGACGGGTGAAAATCACCACGTAACATCATGCTGATGCCCAGCTCCCGTGCCTTCGTTCTCACTGCCGCTTCAGTTCGTCCGATAAGTGCGCCAACGCTTTTTACCTTCATCGTTCCCGCACACTGCCGGAGTATCATGATTTCCGCCCGGCACCACGTCTTCCACCCACTCACCGCTGCTGTTCTCTGGTGGCGGTAATATCCCGGAGAATATCCCGGCACTTGTTCAGCTCCCGCAGCGCGGCGCAGACTCGCTCCCACTTCTGAACCTGACCTTTTGCCCGGCGCAGCTCGCGGTTAGCCACATGCAGCGATGGTAAAATCAGACCATCCGGATGCTTTCTGGTGAACGACGGCTGTGACTGCACTGTGACCGCCACACTTTCCGTTTTTATTTCTTCCTGTGTTTCTGCTTCCCGAGCTGGTAACGCAACACCTGCTGGCTGAGGAAAGGCTTTACCATCGGTTTCCGCTACGGATGCAGCTTCCGGCTCTGCCGGTAAATCAGCGCCCGGTATGCAGTAACGAAATTTACCGCCCTGATTCACGCGAATCAGACGCCCTTTGCTGATTACCATGGCCAGCGATGAATTCGCCCGGCGGGAGGTAATCCCGAACATCAGTGCCAGCTCATCCGCCGTTTGTGGGCCATGTTGTTCAATCGCCTCAGTCAGCATTTGCGCTGTCACTTTCGGTACCGGTGACACCGGTTCACTTTCACCAGCCTGAATCAGCCACCACATCGACCCCTTGTTATCCGCTTCACCGCGGCGCTTCAGTTTCCACAGTTCGTTGACCGCATCTTCACGGCTGATTCCAAGGCGGGCCGCCACTACCTGTGAAGAGGCTCTTTTCAGTGCTTTCAGTGCGTCAAATACGGTTTCCATTAAAATTTCCTCCGACAAAATCGTTTCTCAGATTCAAATAAAACCAGCTGCCTTCCGGCGTTCGTATTCCTGTTTCAGCCGCTCAATTGGCGTTGGCCCTTGCGGGTGTTTCGCCCCTTCCAGTTGTCGTCGCACTGGCGGAACACTCATCCCGTTACCAACATGCTTTGCCCATTTCGTCAGTTGCCGTTCTGCAAGTAGTTTTAACTCACCCTGCGTCATCTGGCGCTCAATCCCTCTGGTACGCATTTCGAGGCAGATGTGGTACAGCACAGGCTGTGGCCACGGGTATTTATCACTCCCGTCGTATCGCCAGGATTCATTGCGCCAGCGCCGGTACTCTTCCATCACGGCATCCACCGTAAGACCAAATGGATTTGCCCCACTCTCCGAAATCAGCGCAACAAACTCAGCCAGGTCCGGGGGCCACGTTTCACCCGCCCGGCAGCGGTCCATGCACTGACGGCAGACCAGACGGATTTGCTGTTCAGTCATCGCACCAATCTGGGCAATCCAGAGCTTCGAAGGTGCGGCCCCGTTCTTCTGAGTCCAGCGGTTCGAATACACCTCCCCCATAAGCTCCCACAGCTTCCAGGCCGTTTCCGTTGCTGATAAATCCGTTTTCACGTTCCCACTGTTCGCGTGCTGCCCGGATTTCCTGAACTGCCCGTGATGCCGTGCCACCTGATGCTGCATGGCTTACCCCCTTGCTGACTGGTTTTACCTGTGCCCTGACGTGCTGCACGTGGCGGGCAAATTTCTGCTCCCACTGAACCTGCGTGAAAACCTTCCCCTCCGCCATCCAGTAATCCCGGAATGCGGCAAGCTCAGCAGGTGTAAATTCCGGCTCAGGCAGAGCCATACCCCACACTGCTGCCCGTTGTCGAAAATCCGGCGACGGCTGCCAGACAGTAGTCATCGAAAATTTCCCGATCGGTTCGCTCATGCCGTCCAGGTATTCAGGTTCGGCTGTCTGCAACGGCGCACCATGCGACTCACTGGTCGGAATACTCTCGCGTTCACGCACGTTATGTGTGGGGTTTAATTCTTTTAGATCTGTATCTTTATTAGTTGCTTTTGTGTTTGCGTCATGTTCAAACACAACACCAACATTTGTTTGAACACCTGTTAAATCTCTCTCTTGTTTTGTTTGAACATATGCTTCCTTTCTGCTTCTTCTGGCCTGAACAGATGCTTTTCCGGCGGCTGATTTTTTGGTCAATTTTTCCCTGACTGATGCCAGATCTTCCTCAATCCGAAGATGCACCCATTCATCGCTGTTATCGCAAAAAAACTCCCGCAAGGATGGTTCCACATCAGCCCATCGCTCGTTAGTCAGACGGGAAATTTTTGCCAGCCTGTTTTTAGGTATTGGTTTCCCTGTTTGCCAGTAATTGAACATCAGCAACAAATACGCACCGTGCTCCTCTGCGGACAAATGCATGGTGTCAGCCAGGTAATCAGCTATGTACAGTTGCATGTATGGTAATGCGGCCATAATTGCCTCATCTTGTGACGAACCATCCTCTGGTGATATTCTGTGATTCCCCAATCAACAGAATCAGCAGGGGTCTGGCATAAATATCAATGCACCACAACAGACTCGCCGGATGACCCGCCGTCGCTGAAATACGCTTTCCGGTAAACTGCCTGGACTGCATCATCATGCGCATCAATTGCCGTGCTCAACGCTTCCTGGGCCGCCAGTAATGCACGGCGCTCAACAGTGTCAAAAATACTGAGGTGATAACGCAGTTCACGCGGAAGAACAGTCAGGATAGCTGGAATTAGTGCCTGAATTTTTTCAACAGCATCAGGCGTATCCTTTTCAAGCCAGCGAAAAATATTTTGTATGTTCAATCCAATACCCTCTGTCGTAGAGGTGTCATGCATTGGTGGATAAGTCATTTCAAGCTCAAAATATGCTGTCGCTATATCATCAGCGATTTTTTTGCGCCCTACCCTCGGATAAAGCAGCCACGCATTCATCGCCATGCGGATGTGCTCATGCTTGATTTTCATGAATCAACTCCCGCCGCTGCTTGTGCGTTAGCCTGATACTCAACAGGTAAACCATCGGTTGGATTAGGGTATTTATCAGGGCGCAATTCATGCGGAGTTACTCCCCAGTCAAGCGCCTCACATGCTGGTATAACCTCCTCCGCTGGCACTCGTTTTTTAAACCACCCACTTATGGTTTGCGGTGTTTTACCAAGACGACGCCCTAATTCTGATTGGCTCATTATTGACAGGATTTTCACTTGAGTACTTTTTTGCATGTTTCCCTCCGAACTTTACGATGACACCGATAATTACAAATTTAAATTTAAATTTCAACTTCTATTTGTAATGCCACTTATCAATTTTTTCTGTAGGATCGCGGAACTAGTTTACGAGGGGTGGTGATGATCTTTGTAAAACGCCTTCAGCAGGTGTTGCAGGAATTGAATATAAACCAGTCAGAGCTGGGAAGACGTCTTGGTGTAAAACCCCAATCCGTGCAAGGTTGGTTGAAAGGCGTGATGCCAAGAATGGATAAACTGGAAAAATTAGCAGAGCTCTCACAACATCCCGTCCATTGGTTCTTTATGGAAGAAGAAACTCTCGGCGATAAAATGGCTGTATCCAGTAATGACAACCAACCGCAACTTACAGAACAACAACGAAAAATCATATCGCTTTTAGATGAGTTACCTCAAAGCGACGCAGAGCAGATCATTCGTGATATGGAGCAAAAACGCGATTTCTATAAACGGAAACTTGAAGAGTTACTGCGGCAGAAAAACAAAACTGCCTGATGCATTCCTTTTCTGGAACGAGCATCAGGCAAATGACTAGCAGATTTTATAATCCAACCAGGCTTTCCAGGGGGATACCAAATTGATTATGAAGACGGCGAATCATTGGTAACGTAAGGCTTCTGGTACCATTCAACACCTCATAAACCCGATTTTTTTTCCCAATTGCGGGTTCCAAATCTTTCACAGTCAGCCCCTGCTGTTCCATGCGAAATCTTATAGCTTCAATTGGGGATGGTGGCTCAATGGGATAATGTTTTTTTTCATATTCCTCTATTAGCAAACACATCACCTCAAAAAAATCCCCCTCAGGCGTGTCAATTTCGGGCTCATTGTCGAACATGGGTTCAACAGCACGCAACGCGGCTTCATAATCTTGCTCTGTACGAATAGGTTTGATGTTCATGCTTACTCCAGTTCGATGGTATCAGCATCAATAGCATCGTATTCCTTGTGGTTTCCGATGAATTTAACAAATACCCATCCTCGCTGATACGCAATTGCAACAATTAAACGGTAATGATTACCTTTTATGTTGAATACCACGCGCCGGTTTTTCAATATACTGGCCGTTCGGTATTGTGCCTTAATGTCTGCTGGGCTTTTCCAGTCAGCTTTTGCCGCCTCATCCACCCATGCCCTTAGCGGTTGTTCTGCATCAGGATTCTCCGCCCAAAAATCCCTGAGTGTTTTAACTGAGATAATCTTCATAACTGTATAGTAGTCCCATTTTGGGACTGATGCAACAGCCCGCAATTACAAATTTAATAATAAACATGTTGACCAGTTAAATTTTAATTTGTAAATTGTATCCATAAACCCACCCCGCCCCACAGAACGCAGGGCAATACTTCGAGTTACCCGGCAGTGGTCAGGGGTTAAGTAGCCAGCCTGAGGCGTATG